CGGAGCCTTACTCGTCAAAGACAGCTAGTACTAAGCCACCTTCAGGACGGTACACTTGAACACCATAGAGGGTGTCAGCGGTGTACAGAGTAGACAAGTACTCTTGCTTGTACTGAGTCTGCGAACGTACATTCATCTGCTCCGCGTGGATGATAGCATCCTTGTGGAAGAACAGAGCGCCACGAACGTTAGTCTCAATCGTAGGACAGTTACTAGAAACGTAAATGTCAACACCGTAGACGTTACCAATCAGACCAGACTTAACAGTGCGGTCATCACGGAAGTCGCTAGATACGTAACGCTCAATTCCCATTACTGTCTTACGAGCAGCAGGCGGGATGATCAAGCAACGATCTTCCATTGGTACGTTGGCGTCATCCAGAAGCTTGATAGCCTCACGGAAACCTACGTCGGTGAAGTTGTCACCAGTAGCTACAGTACCGGCAGCAAAGGCGCTCAGGCCAGTAGCAGCGTTAAAGTAGTAGCTGTTACTGTTAACCCAATCTGCACCAGTAGGAGCAGCGAGGTCAAGAGTTCCGTCACCGAAACCAGTACCACAGTTCATCAGGTCAGTGTCAACCGTCAGAGCCAACTGGTAACCAGCGTCTTCTGTGTAGAACTGTCGCAGGCTGTTGAGTGCCTGTACTTCTACGATGTCCTCAATAAAACGTGAGTACTCGAAGTGACGATTGATTTCAATCTGCAATTCTTGCTCAACGTTCGCCTGAATGTTAACCGCAGTATCTTGCACCTTAGCAGATGCAGCGCCACGGATAGGCTTAGGGACATGGATCTTGTCGCCCTTCTTACCTGTCATAGACATCTTCTTTACAAGAGGTGACATCTTCAGGTTCTTCTGGTATGCGGCAATTACTTCGTCGCTCCAGATTTCAGGGATGAATGTTGCTGCGGCTGTCTTATTGACAATGGAGCCACCGCCTACTGTACCGGGATAAGTTTGAGTCGCCATGATAAATCTCCTTTAGATTAGGCTACTTAACACGACCCTCGGCGTAAGCTTGAAAGATTTCTTCTGACAAAGCTGAGTAACGATCTGGGTCGGTCTGCATAAGTTTAATAATATCAGCACGACGATATTGCTTCTTACGTTGAGTTTGACCTGTTCCTCGGGCGTTGCCTGTACTTGCAGACTTAACTTGCTGCTTACGTGCTTGCTTCTCAACTGCTACCGTCTGTTCTGCAACAGCGGCTCTCTCTTTCCAGAGGGAGAACAGTTCATCAGCGGCGTCGTAATCATACTGCTGGTCTGCTTGTACAAACAATTGAGTCCTGATCTTAGAGCCTTTAATCCACTCAGCAAACTTAGCATCTTGGACAATGGTGTTCATGTCTGGATGCTTGCTTTGAAGTTGTGCCAAAGCTGTTTGTTTTTTGTACTGCTGAGTAGCTTGTTCAGCTTCCTTGATGCTAGGATGGTTCTCAATTGCCCTGCTAACTGCGGTCTTTGGATCAACAAAGAAGTCAGTATCGTCTTCTTCTTGCTGTTGTACAGGTGCTTGTTGTTGTGCGAGTTGTGTCTGGATGTAGTCATCAACAACACCACGCAGTTCACCAACTTCAGAGCTTTGTTTGCCAAGCAGCTTCTCAGCCTCTTGGTGCATCTGAACAACCTCTTGCAAGGATTTGTTCTGATACTTCTCTGGTAAGCTAGGTTCCTCTTGAGCTACCTCCTCTGGAGACTCAATTGTATCCTCTGATGCTTCTAGTGTATCTACGTTGTCGTTGTTAAGTTCTTCTTCCGAACGCTCGTCTACGAGTTGTGCTCGTCCCATATTATTAACCTTCTCCGCCTAACGGTTGTGGAGTTTATTTACGTCCAGCTTGCTCATGTTCTCGTACCCACTTCATGTGACGTCCGGGAAAGTCCCCAGATGCACCTTCAAGTACGCATGGCGTTGCTGAAACGACCTTTGTAGCGTTAGCGCCACAACCGCACCTACTGGTTGTAGCGTCAGCGTCTACAAATTCTTCAAAGTAGTGACCATTGGTACACTTAAAATCGTATACCTTAATCATCTTCTGGATTGTTCTGCGCTTCTTCAAAGCTGTTAGTTGTAATAGCTTCAAAGTTAATTAGATGTGCTAATACGTTAAGTTGTCCTTTGCGGAAAAACATATCATCTACATCTTTTGTTGCTTCAACTGAGTTTATTATATTTGCATTACTTTTAAAATCTTCTAAGAGTTGTTTCCAACCTTCTGTGTTAAAGATGTCGAAGTAATTATTATAATATGTTTCTAATTCAGGTTTCATAGAGGCCCTTTGGTTGTCTCATTAGTTACTATACACTATATATTATACCATACTTTTGCTCAAATGTCAAGCCTTTTTGGTACTTTTACCAGTCTTTCTTCGTTTACCGGATGCTGTAACTGCGTGTTTAACTTTAGCTGGGCCAGTCTTCTTAGCTTTAGACTTAGCCTTTTCAGCCGCTGTCATCTTAGCTGCAACAGCTTTAGGGCGGCAGGAAGG